AGAAGAGGCACAAGCTGAGATTGACCGTATCAATGAAGAGAAGGAAACGGCAATGAGTATGGTTGCTGAACCTTCTATCTTCAATGAAGAGGACAATACTGACGTTAGTACTGATACTAATACTAAAACTGATACTGAACCTAAAGAAGATACTAAGAAGGAGGAAAAAGAATAATGGCACTTACAGAATTGCAAAAGAAAGCCGTTTTAATTCAAATTGAACACCCTGAAATTTCTCAGCAAGCACTAGCTGAGGAATTAGGGGTACATCGTAATACTATTGGTAACTGGAATCGTAATAAAGAGTACATCGAGTATAAGAATGATTTAGCAATGGACGTTCACAAATCGTTCCTAGCTGATACTCTTAAAATCTTGCGTACTAAAACGCTAGACCCACATGCACGAGGACATTCACGTTACTTAGAAATGGCTTTAAAAACTTATGGTGTACTTACTGAGAAATCAGAACAAACTGTCACTGTTAAAGAAGAGAAGTCAGAGAAAGACTTACTTGCTGAACTAATGGAGGACTAGAAAGGTGTGAGGTAAATGAATGAGTTTGAACAAGTACCTGAAACGTATGAGGCTGATAACCAAGAGTTTGACGCCTTATATGTTATGGCATGGTTAATGGTTATTCAGGCATTAATGAAACTATTACGTTTGCCTCAGGCTACTACTAGTACACAAATGTTACAAATGGAACGTCAAGTAAATACTGAGGTAAGGGCTATATTTACTAACCTTGAACGTAAGGCTGTAAATATGGCTACTACTAAAGTAACTGAGGCTTATATGGAAGGCGTCTCTTATTCTCGTACAGCGAAAGCACAAGAAAGTAAATTGATTGAGGTTAAGGGTAAGGACTTAAATGACAGTCATAAGCAAAGGCTAAATAAGATGATTAGTCAAACACAAAGTGATTTATTAAAGGCTACTCATAATACTCAAAACAATGTGAAGCAATTAGTTAGAACTGTGGTTTCTAAAGAGATCAGTGGGACAGGGTATGGCGGTAAGATTGGTAAGCAGAAACACATGGCAGCTAGAATTGTAAAACAATTAAGAAAACAATTTATAGAGGCTGGAATTAAGGACTGTGACGTTGCAATAATTGGTCGTGATAAAAGAAAGTGGAAACTCAAAACTTATAGTTCGATGGTCACACGCACGAAAATGAATATGGCTTATATTGATGCTATTCGTGAAGAGGCGTTACAAGATGGTTCTGACTTAGCTATCATTTCTACTAAACCTGATACGGCTGACGAATGTAAAAACTATGAGGGCATGATTATTTCATTAAATGGCTTAACGGCTGGTTATCTTACTTATGATGAAATCAAACAATCAAAGGCTTGCTTCCATCCTAATTGTGGTCACTTTGTAAGACCTGTAGGCGGTATTGATTGGATACCTAAGAATCTACTGAAAATACATGAGAAACAAATGAGTAAGTATAGGGGCAATTAGTTTCTAATCGGCTTAAAATTAACATCATTTTACGATATATGAAAAAAGTTTTTATTTTCACCTGTAAAAAGTGGGTGTTTTAAGAACATGTATATTAGAAAGAACAATAAGGCGGTCACGATAATTCGTGGTCGCTTTTTCTATTGGGGTGTAACTCAGTTGGTAGAGTAACTGGCTGTTAACCAGTAAGTCGTAGGTTCAAGTCCTACCATCCCAGCCATTGGAGAGTAGCTTAACGGTAAAGCGGTGTCTTGATAAGGCAAGGAGTGTAGGTTCGATTCCTACCTTTCCAACCAATACATGGGGATATGGTGAAGAGGTATCACGTAACACTGTCTATGTTAAATCAGGGGTTCAATTCCCCTTATCCTCGTTGTAATAACCTTGTGAGTGCCTTAGGACAAACTCTCATATGGAAAGTTGTCAGAGTGGCTTATTGTGATTGGTTGCTAACCAATTAGGGCGATTAATAAAAACCCTCACAGGTTCGAATCCTGTACTTTCCTCCAACTTGGGGTATTAGTATAACGGCTTATTATGACTGGCTTCCAACCAGTAGACAAGGGTTCGATTCCCTTATGCCCCTCCAATATAAGTTCTTAGTGTAGTGGTAACACGTCAGATTCCAAACCTGAAATCGTGGGTTCGATTCCTACATAACTTGCCAACTTAAATTACATGAACCTTACTAGCCTCTTAACAATGCTGACTACGTGAGGTCTTACTACCTATAAAAATACTTCTCGTGGCGTTGCACGGTAAAAACGAATGGAAGGGGAAAATTGATCTATGACAGTACCAACAACAGAACCAACAACACCAGTTGCACCGACAACTGAACCGCCTGTAACACCTGAACCGCCAAAGGAAACTATGATTCCTAAAACACGCTTTGATGAAGTTAATACAAAGCTAAAAGAAATGGCTGACAAGGTGGCTTCATTCGAGAAACTTCAAGCTGATGCACAAGCTGAGGCTGAACGTAAAGAACTTGAAGCAAAGAAAGAACAAGGAAAATTTGAAGAACTGTATCTCAATTCTCAAAAGGAATTAGACACATTAAAACAATCACAATCTCGTGCTACTGAACTAGAAACAGTTATCAATGGCATGGTTGAAACTAAATTAAAAGCTGTACCTGAGGAAATGAAAGACTTAATCCCAGCTAACTTAACTGCTGAGGCTACTTTGGATTGGTTGAACAAAGCTGAATCAAAAGGACTATTCGGTAAAGCGGAAGTTAAAGAAATCGGCAAGCCTTCAAACAAATCTACTGAAACGCCAAAAGTAGATAAAGCAAATCTTTCTCCTTTGGACAAGATTCTTGCTGGATTAGGAAAATAGTAATTTGCCTTAGGGCAAGACAAATATCGCATATTATGGAGGGAAATAAATTATGGCATTAACTTTAGTCGATGCACAGGTAATCTCAAAAGATGTATTACAAGCTGGCATCATCGAAACAATTGTTAAAGAGAGTTCTGTACTAGCTGTACTACCTTTCCAAACAATTGAGGGTAACGCATATTCATACAATGTTGAGAAGGCACTTCCAACAGTAGCATTCCGTGGAGTTAACGAGGCTTACACTTCTAGCGAAGCACAATTTGAAACTCGTTCTGAGAATCTAGTAATTTTAGGTGGAGACGTAGAATTAGATAGATTCATTATTCAGACTCTATCAAATGTTAACGACCAGATGGCTGTTCAAATTATGGAGAAAGCGAAAGCTGTTGCTAACACATTCAGTAAAACATTCTTCAAAGGAAATAAAGCTACAAACGTTAAAGAGTTTGACGGCTTAGATGTTCGTATCGCTGGTACTGGACAAGAACTTGATGGTAAAGGTAAGTCTACTGAGGACAAAGAAGTTCTAGCAATTCTTAACGAATTACTTGACACAGTTCGTGGTGGGGCTGACGCTTTATTCTTAAATAAACGTGTTCGTCGTCGTATCTTAGCTGTATTACAAAACTCTAATCACTACATTGAACAAGGTTCTGACGCTTTCGGACGTCCTGTTTCTATGTACGGTGGAGTACCATTGATGGTAGTTGAAAACGAAATCTTAGGAGACACAGACATCTATGCTGTTAAGTTTGGTGCTTACACGCATGTCGCTGGTTTAACTAATGGTGGAGTTCAAGTACGTCGCTTAGGTGAGACTTCTGCAAAAGCTGTAGAAATTACTCGTATTGAGTTCTTCTGTGGATTAGCACAATTCAACCCTTACAGTTCTGCTAGACTTAAAAACTTTGGCGTAGCTGGGGCGTAATAGAGTGAGGTAAGGGTAATCCCCTTGCCTCCTTTTTTTATTTATCTAAGGAGGGAAATTATATGAAAAAAGTAGAAATGCACGTACCTAATAAATCATATGACGGATATTACGGTGGAGTTCGCTTCATTAAGGGCGTCGGTGTCTTTGAAGATGTTGAATTTGCTAAAGACCTAGCTAAACGTTATGGATATGAAATTGTTGAAATTAAGGAAGGTAAAGAAGTAGAGGAAGTTGTTGAGGTAGCTGAGGAAAAACCAGCACCAAAGAAACGTACTCGTAAGAAAGCTGAACCAAAGGCTGGTGAGTAATTATGGAACTATTGGAAGTTCAAACTTTCATAGATAACAATATCTTCTATCGTGAGAAATGGGATGAAGTCCCTGAGGATAAAATCAAGCAAGTTATTATTAACAATGCTGAGATTCTATTAAAGCGTGAGTTATCTCACCACTTTAATGATCTTAACCCTGTTCCTGTTGATGTATTAGTAGAACAGTGTTTACACATTTTAGAAAGAGACGATTCACATAGACGTGCGGAAATGGGAGTTTCGTACTTTATGGCGAGTGGTCTTTATTTGTCATTTGACAAGAACTTTAAAGATTGGACTATTGCCCCATCTATTCTTAAAGCCTACCCACGTCGGAAGGCTGGACGTTATGTGTATAGCAGACCTGACACGTTTAGGAGGTACTAATTATGATTCCTTTAAATCAGAAGGTCAAAGTTATTTTTGCAGATTCTTTAAATGATGAGTGGGGAATACCTGTAAAAACCCCCAATTCCGTGACCTATAAGGTAAGGCTTGATTTCAACGCTGACGCACGGATTATAGAAGGGGCTGACGGTAAGAACATTATCTATTCAGCTACTCTCTATTTTAAAGGTGCTGTCCCTATCAGCTATAAGGATTTCATAGAGTACAACAGTGGTATCAACGGCATAGTTACAGAGAATCCAAGGGTTATTTTCCCTATTGTAGATTTAGCTGGAAAGGTCATCTTCACTAAGGTAATTGTGTAATGGCTAGAGTTAAGATCACTGGATTTAATAAGAACATGAAGAAGATTGAGAAGGCTGTTTTTAACGCCTCCACTAAAACTATGAAAATGGCAATGCAAGACCTAGAACGAGTTGCTAGTGAAACTGCACCATATGAAGAAGGTGACCTTGAAATGGGTGGCTTTCATGATGTGGATGTAAACGGCAAGGAGATTACAGGTTGGGTAGGTTTTGAGGCTTGGAACGATGCCCCTAATAGAAGTTACGATTTCAACTACGCTATATGGATTCATGAAGAAACCTATAACTTAGGTGAAGGTTCGAAACAAAAGGGTGGGGGTAGTGGTATGAGTGGTGCAAGTTATCCTGTCGGTAACAAGTATCTTACTCGACCACATGAAGGTGAAGCACCTACTTATCGTAACAAGATAGAAGAAGAGGTTAAAAAATCATTAAGGTAATTGGTGGTGTATTAATGGTATCGCTTATTGATGTAGTCAGGTTCTTACGAACTGAGTTTCCTAAGCTGAATATCTACCCTTTAGAATACCCTCTTAACGCACCTATCAATTCAAATAGAGTTGATATTCAAGCGAACGTAGAGGCAAAGGCTGGTATCTATCCTTTAAATGTACAAATCAAAGTTAAGGACGACCACCCTTCTAAGGCTGAGGCTACTAGCTATGAGTTTAGAAAACTGTTAGAAAATAAAACAAATTTTGTTATTGGCGACGTACAGATTGTGATGGTTAAGTCCCAAAATCCTGTGCCTTTGTTCATAGGTAAGGACAATAGCGGAGGCTATCTGTACAGCAATAACTTTAGATTCATGATAAATGAGGGGGCATAACAAACATGGCAACAGGACAAAAAATTGCTGGTGTTGACATTCTCGTAAAAGTCGGTTCACCTGCTATCGCTATCGGTGGACAGTCAGGCTGTACGATTAACCGTTCAATGAACGTAATTGAGACAACAGATAAAACAAGTAACGGATGGGTTACTAAGATCGGTGGAATTAAAGAATGGTCTACTGAGTTAGATTCATTCATGGTAATTGGAGACGCTGGTTATAAAGCGTTAAGCGACGCATTTAAGAATCGTACTGAAATTGATGTAGAGGTTGCAATTGGTGGCATTACTTACAAAGGTAAAGCATTACTATCTGACTTCCCTATTGAAGCACCACAAGACGATGCTGTTACATTCACTATCACTTTAGAAGGTACAGGAGAGTTACTAGAAACAACAGTACCAGCTTAGTAGATTAACTAAATTTAGCTTAAACACTTAACTTAAAACAATCAAGGAGGAATTTGCACTATGGCAAACACTGAAAGAGGACAAGCAAAAATTACTTTAGATAAGGAACGTACAATTGTATTTACACTGAACACTTTAATTGATGTGGAGGACGCATTAGGACATTCACTTGCTGAACTTGGTGACAAAATCACAGTTCGTGCTATGAGAACAATGTTAACTGCTGGCTTACGTCATGAAGACCCTGAAATTACTGAGACTTTCGTTGGTAGCCTAATCACTATGGACAACATGAGTGAAGTACAGGACGCACTAGGAAAGGCTATGGGTGGTTCGGTAAAAAACTAGATTGGAAGGAAATTAAGGAGTATGGGTACGGTCTGTTGGGGCTGTTACCTGACCAACTCTTTAATTTGACCCTTCCTGAATTTACTGACATGGTTAGTGCTAAATTGTACTTTAAGTCACTAGATGGTGATACTGAAATGCAACGCACAGCATGGCAAACGTCATTACTTATGAGTGCTACTGGCAACTATGGTAAGAAAGGCGTTGACCCTAAGAAGTTGTACAAACCTCAATTCGATGAAATGGGACAACCTATTAAATCTACTGAGGGGCATGGTGCATTTACACCAATTGATAAAGAAGAAAAAGATAAGAAGCTGAATGAGTTAATGGCAAAATTTAATAATAGGTAAGAAGGGGGTAACTAAAGTTTAATACTAGACTTTGGTTACTCTCTTTTTTCTGTATAGAGGAAGGTGAGAAAATGGCTTCAAATTTAGCTGATATTTTAGTAACCCTTACGCTAGATACTTCTGAGTTTTCTAGTAAGCTACGTGAGGTTGGTCAGGAATTAAATAACTTTCGTAACCATGTGAACCAAGTAACAACTAACATGGAGAACGATTTTACAAATAGCATGAGTAATATGGGTAACTCAATGAATAGCTTAACACAGGCTACTCAGAGTACAAGTAACAGCATTAACCAACATATGAACTCAGCCTCTCAATCTGTAAATAGGTTCGGTCAAAGTTCACGTTCATTAGCTAGAAACTTAGGGACGGATATGCAAAGTGTATATAGAGTAGTGCAAGCATCTACACAAGAATTTGAACGCTTTGGGCAAACTGGAAACAGAGTGTCAATGCAAGTTGCACAGCAATTCCAATACTTACCAAGACACTTACAATTGTACGTGCAACGTTTACAAGAAGCTGGACGTAGTACTCAGGCATTCGGACAGTTAAATGAAATGTATGGTCAACGTAACTTAGAAATGTTAAGACGTCAAAATGATTTCATGCAACAACAAACAATGCAATCTACAAGAATGATCCAGGCTTTACGTGACCAAGACTTGTCACCACTATCTCAACAGTTCCTACGATTAGGGGAACGATTAGAGGCAAATGCAAGACGAGGAACAGCCCTTAACTTAGCTTTAACTCAGTTGGGTGAAAATGCTTCACCTAAGCAAGTATCTGAACGAGTTAAGCTGATTGAACAAGGACTTGCAAGGGCAACTTCAACAGCTATGTTATTCGGTATTGCAACGGCTGGTATGGTATACGGATTAGTTCTTTTATCTAATGAAGTTGATGGTCGATTAGTTCCAGCATTTGACCAATTAAAGTCTACGTGGGCTGATGCTTTAACACCGTTCGTACAAGCATTCACTACCTTTGTACTTTGGATTATGAAAGGTGCACAGGCGGTTGGTGAGTTCATGAAATCACTAGCTGAAACGAACCCACAGCTTTCACAAATGATATGGGGATTCTTAGCTTTAACCATTGCATTTACAGCCCTTTTAGCCCCGCTGGCTATATGT